GTCTTCAAATAGAATCTCTTCCCTATCTAATTGCTCCTTTTTTAATTCTTCTTCCCAGGGCGGTAAAAAATAATCTGGATTGCCTAATCCGTAGTCATCGTCAATCATCTCTACTCACTTTCTCTAATTTAATTACCGTATACGCTTTGCCTTCTTCAATCATCGACTCCCGCAATAAGGTCGACGATTCACCTAGTTGTTCTAGGTTATCTTTAAGGTAATTGTCTATTAATGTCTTATCAGGCTTTAAGAGCGTGTCTAAAAGGTCTTCGTCTAATACCTGCCTCATTACACTCTTATCGTAATTAAAACGCTGTATGGTGTTCATTTTAAAGCGATAGCCGTTATATTCGTAAGTGTCTTTAGCGTCCAAGATATTTGGAACTTTAATCTTTAATTTTTCCTTTGCACGTTCTAAAGCTTTAATCTGGTTGCTAATTTGTTTCCAGCTTTCCACAATTTGCTCTGGTGTATCGTCCATAAATTCACCGATTTCACCTGTGAGCGTGTTAACTACTGTAATCATTTACTTAAACCAACCCAAAGTAAAAATACTATTACAATTAATAAAAATATAATCATTTTAACTTCCTTTCTTTAAACCATTTAATTATTTTATACACTAAGTAAGGTGTTAGCACGGAACACAGCACTAAAAATATTAAATAACACACAAGTCCGTATATTAAAATAAACTCTAGTAAGTGTAGTGCGTTCATTTAAATAGTCCCAGCTGACTCTACATAATCTGCTACATCTTGTAATAATCTATTAATTAATACTTGAAACTCTTGCTGTAAATCTAAAATATTTTCAATAGTATTATTAATTTCTTCTATTTTGTTCATATTGCCTCCTAATTGCTTTAAATGTTAAATAACCTACCATTGACCACATTATTATTAAAAATGTAAAACACAAAGCCACACATAAAATTATGAGATATGCCAAGATTTCGAACATTTTTCCCAGCCCCATAAAGATACTTTAAGCACCTTCTTATTTTTATATTCTTTAATCCAAGTAGCTTTGTATTCACTTGGAAAATCAGAAACTATTATTTTCATTTTTACCCCTTTCTTTAATACTTACGTGGGAAAGGGTAGATATTTAAGGGAGTATCTACCCATATCTTTTGTAAGTGCGTAGGCTTAATTGCCTATAATTTAATACTACTACAACGTATTATAGTTGTCAATAGTATTTATGTTTATCTACTATTAAATAACAGATGTATATATTGACTAGGTTAATCTTTAAAGTATTATAAAATTACTAGGGTCGCAGTTTAAAAACATAAGACTTAAATTACTACGGTAAGCCCTAGCTGTGATAATATTTGATAAGCTACCAAAATAGTAGCTAAGTAGAATTGTTAGCCCCCTAAGAGTTCTACAGTTTTAACTCCATTTCTTAAAAGCCTCTAAAATACACTAGGGGCTTTTTTAATTGACTATAATGCTAAAGTTTGTTAGATTTAATATTAACTATTTGTATCCCAAATAGAAAAGAACCCATATCGCTGGGTTCAGGCGTTGTATCCACATTTAATTATAATACAACTTTTCTACTTGTCAACATCTAGTTTAAATACTTTAATATCATAGTTCAAAGCACTATTATAAAACTTTAAGCAAATTCTAGCTGAGGTAGGCTAATAAAGTGTTATAAATCCAGGCTCTGCTTAATAGCCCTAAACGGCAACCTGGTCTAGCGCCTAGTATTTAAAGATTAAATATTAAGCGTTTCACTTTAAGAATTACTGCTTTAAAATTAAAGTCATAATTAATCTCTAGCCTAGCGTAGGTAAAGGGCTAACATTGTCTTTAATTATCAATAAAATACATATAGGCATAACCAAGTGTTAAACCTGTTAAAACTGCTATTATTAAAATCATAAAGCCACTCTATCTATCATTATTTCAACACTAGCTTTAAGTGTTCTTTTATTTTTAATAGAGTATTGTTTTAATCTTAAATAATGCTGTTCACTTACTCTTATAACTTTATCACTCATCTTTAACCTTCCTTTTATGTAATTCTCTATCAGTATCTAATAAATCATTTAATAAATCAGTATTAGTTTCATTTAATTCGTTAGTTAATTCAACGTATAATTTAATACTTTGCTCAATCAACTGATTAGTAGTTAGTTCGGTATAGTTCATCGTCTTTGCCTTATATCTTCATAGAACATTTTATATTTATCTAAACTGTAGTTTCTTAAGGTATGAGCGTTTTGAAGAACTCTTTGACCAAATAATGTGTTAAACCTTAACATTAACCAGTCGTAAGTAATTAAACCTATTATAAAACCTATTATTATTGCTATCATTTTATTTGTTCTTTCTAATTAGTAATTTGTATTAATTTAATTGCAAACGGTGTTATGATTGCTATCGCTATTGCTACTTCTATTAAAAATTCTTTCATTGTATAAACCTTTCGTTAATTTATTCTGTTACTCTTGTAAATTGCATACTATTTTGTAAATATCCTTGCATACCTTGCATATAAGCATTTTTAGCATAACCTCTTGACTTGTAACTTTTTTCACTTATAGCAACTATTTTTTTTGTTTCAGCGTGTCGCTTAACTATATGCCAATTGCCGTTATATAACTCTGGTCTTGTCATTTGATACCTTTCGTTTAGTTTCTCTTGCGTTAAAATGCAAGGTAAGGGGTTCCGAAGAACCCGATACTCTGAACTATAACCAACCTAATTCTATAAATTTTTCTATATTATTTATTTCAGTTTGGGTCAATGGAAATTCGTTAATGTCAGGTATTACAGTTCCTTGTTCACCACCATATGTATAACCTTGACCAGTAGTTATGTTATATACATTGTCGGTGTCATAATTTGGTTCTATTAGTAAAGTATCTCCATAAGAACTAAATGATGGTGTTATACTTCCTTCGTTTACTACTCTTATAAAATACCTGTCAGCGTAACCAGCTTGATTTAAGTTGATGTTGTAGTTAGTTGTTGTTGTCATTTTATATACCTTTCGTTAATTTATAATATCCATTGTAAACAATAATAATTATATTGTCAACAATTTCTTATGCTTTATTTTACTTCGGTAGAGTTAAGAAAGTGTAGTAAAGATAACCATTTTGTGCTACAATTAACATAAGTTGAATGTTCATATGGTCAGTGATATTGGCATCTCCGTTCCGCTAATATCCGTCCATACGAGCATTTAATCTAATAATGGAAGGGCATTATGGTAAAAGGCGAGATAGTAAACAAAGAACCAGACCTACAAATACCTAGAATTCCTATAGAAATAAGCAAAAAAGGCGATGCTCTAGTCGTCAAATGTCGTGATAAGAAAGCAAGATTCTTTGAAATAGATAATGCTAAGAATACATACGACCTAGTATCAATAGAACAATTTATAACTAAAGTAGCTCAATTTGAATATGGTCTAATCGTTAATGAGCAGAAAAAACAGAAAGAAAGCTCACAATTCCGTAAGTCATTCCTTGCTAATAAAGACCAAGCAAACGAAGAAGTATTAGTAAACATGCTACTAAAGAATGCTGGATATGGAAAAGATAAAAAAAGCTAAGCTTACTCCCAAACAAGCTAAATTCGTTAAAGGTATAGCAGAGGGTAAAACACAGGTCCAAGCAGCCTTAGATGCATACGATACAGACAAATATGAAGTAGCTAATGCAATAGCTGTGGAAAACGTTCAAAAACCTTCAATACAAGCCGCAATAGAACAAGCTATGGTTAAACTCAACTTAACACCAGAAAGAGCTTTACAGCCTATCAATGATGCGTTAAACGATGATGATGTAAAGACTAGACTAATGGGAAGTGATAGAGCATTGAAACTTATGGGAGTATCAGGAAACAAAGAACAACCTACTCAGAACTTTATACAAATAATTAACGAGCAGAAGAATAAATACAGCATATGAGCGTATATAAAAACTACAAAGCGTTTATAGAAGATAACCTAACGATTATAGATAAGAGTTCTAATGAGATTCCATTTAAGCTAAACGATATACAATTAGCATATGTGGATAAGAGCAGTCATAAAGATATTATTCTTAAAGCTAGACAACAGGGATTTAGTTCATTTATTCTAGCAGTATTCACAGCAGACTTCTTACTTAAAGAAAATTCAAACTCAGTAGTAGTAGCAGACAAAAGTGATAACGCCATAGCATTATTAAGCAGAGTGAAACACTACATTCAATCGTTTGAGCGTTCTACAGGCGTTCAGGTGCCGTTAAAATACAATTCCAAGTATCAGTTAGTCAATGCAGCCAACAACGCAACCTACACCATAGGAACAGCTCAGGAACAAGATTTTGGTCGGTCAAGAACAATTACCAACCTACACTTATCAGAAGCAGCGTTTTATCCTAATCTACAGAACTTACTAGCAGGTGCAGCACAGGCAGTTGTTCCAGATGGAAAACTAGTTATAGAAACTACAGCCAACGGATACAACCAGTTCAAAACTCTATGGGACGATTCAGTAAATGGCCAGACAGCATTCCAAGCGTTATTTTTTAAGGCATCAGATTTCTACGGCGAAGATATTCTCAAGCAGAAACAAAAGGAACTTGGAGATAGATTGTTCAATCAGGAATACCCAGACACACCAGAAATAGCGTTTATCTTATCTGGACAGAGTTATTTTGACCAAGACGCAATGCAATGGTATCTAGACAACGCCAGAAAGGCACTCAATGAGTTTTAGACGATATAGACAGTTCATGCCAGGCGAATTTGTATTAGTGTTTGCAGATACATCGTGGGGTGGTGAAGACTACTCAGCAGCACAGTTTATGTCTAAGACCAAGATAGATGTTCCACTTGTATATCATTCCAAATCACTAAGTAGCGAGATGACACCAGTTCTTCATCACGAACTAGAACGAATATCAGATATAACAGGCATTCCACCAGTAGTAGCTTATGAACGAAACAATGGTGGAGTAGCAGAATTAGAACGACTTGCTGCACTTAACAGAAACGGCAAATACATTATTTATCAGGAAAAGAAGAATCTAGGTTCAGTTGATAAGGTAGACGATACACCAAAGCTTGGATATACCACTAGCTCAGCAACACGACCAATCATGCTATCAATGCTCAAAGACGCTATAGACAACAGAGTTATTAAGATATACGACCGACCAACAGTCAACGAAATGTTCTCATTTGTTCAGGTTAGAACATCTAGTTCATGGAGGGCTCAAGCTGAATCTGGAGCACATGACGACTTAATCATGAGTCTTGCCGGAGCATGGCAGATGTATCAGACCGAGAATCCACCAATCAATTCTAAGAATGTTTACTTACCTACGGATAACTACATTAACAACATCTGGAACGAGATATGATTAAATTACACCTTGGATGCGGCAATAGACTATTACCAGGCTATACAAACATAGACTTCTTTGCACCTCAGAATCTAGACAGCAACTCACCTGAATATCTTAATCACGATATACGCACAGGATTACCATACGATGATAAATCAGTAGATGAGATACTTGCTATACATGTTGTAGAACACTTTACTCGTAATGAATGGGAATCAATCAGTAAAGATTGGGCAAGAGTTCTTAAAAAAGGTGGCAAGATGACATTGATATGTCCAGACCTAGGTTATGCAATTCGTATGTATTTACAAGAACCTGGCAATGATTTCTGGATTAAAACGATTTATGGAATACAAGACCACGATGGTGAGTTTCATAAGAACGGATTCACTGTTGAAACCCTTGCTGAATCGTTTTCTAGTTTAACAGCTAAAGTAATTCAGAAAGATGCAGTGGAACTAAAGATGGAGTTTACTAAATGATACTAGTCGTTATTCCTTACCACAAAGCAAAGCGATACTCACTCAATCATGTATTGGATTGGATAGAGAATCAAACCTACAAAGACATAGAAGTGATTATGAAGTGGCACACTGGTGAATACGGTGAAAAGGGAATTATCAAGAAGCAGTTCAATCACTTCAGAGACATCTTCCTAGCAGGTAATTACACTCACATGTATATCATGGAAGCAGATACCATTCCGTCACTAGACGCATTACACAAGCTAGTGAACGCAGATAAGGACATAATCAGTGGAACTTACTACTACCGAGATAATGCTAAGAATCTTGTAGCATGGGAACTTGAGTCGTCTTTTCATAATGTAGTTAAAGTTTTAGGGACCGGGACAGGAACACTGCTGTTAAGTTTCAAAGTGCTTAAGGCAATAGATTGGACTTATGACCAAATAGACGCAGATTACCCATTCATGGAGAAAGCAATCAAACATGGATTTCAACCTTATTTACACAAGGATGTTAACTGTAAACACTATATAAACGAGGAGAGTTACGCATGAAAATTATCAAAGCATCAGACAATCATTACTTCATTAGACATTGGTTTGTTTGGTCAGAATACTACCACCCAAATCTAATCTTACAAAAGACAGAGTTTAAGTATGATAGACAAACAAATCCTTTTATCAGAACTAATCTAGGACCGTCTAGCAAGTTTTTAACATTCAAAGAGTATAGATTTATGGCTGAGTTCAATAACATGCCTTATACACGCTTAAATAAGCTCGGAAGGGTATTGATGTTCTTACTTAGTCCGTTAATTAAAGTGCAGAATTGGAGGATGATGCATGGAAATAAAAGACATATTAGCAAGCATTGAACAGGAATTATTAAAAGTTCCTAAGTTTGGTCAATTACAAATCATAGTAAAGAAACACATAGACCAGTTTAATTCAGTTAACTTTACTCACATTGAATCAACCAAGATGGAAGGTGAATTAGCACAGATGAAAGCTATCGAGCATATTATTAGTATGTATAGACAAGCAGCATCACAAGCAAATGAAAACAAGAAACAAACTACACTTAGTATCACAACAGTGATTGATGGCAACGGTAGGAATGTTCAAGTTCTTAGTCAGGATTTTAAGAAACGATGAGTTTTATATTCTATAATACTTATGATATAATGCGATTAAAGTTCAGGATGCTAGGTCAACCAACGCATGAACACCTAAAAGGAGTTTATTTTGGCTAACCAATCACCTAAATCTAATTTATCAGACGAAATGCGAGACCTCGTAGATTTACGAACTCAAGCATTTAATTCCCTTGTTCAAGTTCGAAACACATGGACAGACAAGGAATCTTTACTTATCGCTCAGAATGCAGACAGCTTTACGAAGAATTCAACTCGTTCAAGAGTTACCGATGCACACATCTCAACTTTAGTATTTGAAAGAGCAGCAAGAGTAGCAGCTCAATTACCTTCTGGAAAAGTTTATTGTCTTTCCAATAAAGAAAATGGTGCTGACGATTTAATGAACATCGTTCTACAGAAATACATAGTTCCTAACGCTAACTCAGGTGGAGACTTACTTACTAAGCTTAGAATGAGTGGTATCTACGCATCAGTTTACGGAATCCAACCAATACTTTATGATTACCGAATTGATGATGAATACATTGGTCCAGATGCTTACTTAATACCAGTTAGACACTTTTACCCCCAACCTGGAAAGAATTCTATGCAGGATTCAGATTGGGCAATGGTTTCAACAATAGTTTCAGTTAGATGGTTAGAGCAAAGAATTAAAAACTCTAAGACCTGGAACAAGAAGAATGTCCAAGACCTCATTGATAAAGCAAAGCAAGGTTCAGCACCAAGCTATAACCGTGACGGAAATAAGCGTTCGGTCATCGAAATATCTCGAGAAACAGGAACGCCCATGGTTGGTAAAGGGAAAGCAGCTCGTATTGAGCTTATTACCAAGTATGAGAGAGGTCGTGACGGCAGATGGCTTACTTATGCTGTAGACTATCCAGACTGTGGAGTCCTTCGAGACATCCCTAATCCACACAAATCTGGAAAGATTCCTATAGTAGTAAGACAATGTTTCCCATTAGTTGATTCAATCTGGGGTCTTGGAGACTTTGAAAGAGGAATGAGCTTACAGAAAGCTAAAGACTCATTAATTAACCTTTATTTAGATGCAGTTAAACTATCTATATTCCCACCACTTAAAATGGATTTAGCAAATGTTACACCATCAACCATTCGTCAAGAAGCAGGTGCTAGATGGTTAATGAAAGATTTAAATGCTATTCAACCATATGAAACTAATCCACAAGGACTACAGACATTTCAAAGCACATATCAATTCTTAACAGGTGGACTATTAAACCAATTTGGAACTACTGATACTAACGCTACAGCTCGTTCAACTTCAGACCCAGCATTTGGTAAGACACCAGAAGCTCTACAGATGTTACAGAGTCGTGAATCAGCTAGAGACAACTGGGATAGATTCATGCTAGAGAAATGTGTAGAAGAACTTTATGACGGTATGATTAACCTTCTCGGAGAAAACCAAGAGAAACCAATCAACTTCCATTTATTTGACGATGATATTGAAGACATTATGAAAAGCTTTGATATTGATACAGTAGACAAATTCATGAAACCAGTTAACTCAAAAGTAGCTAAGATGAGCATTCCTAAATCTATTATTGGTGGTAAGTATAAGTTCCAAGTAGATGCTAACTCTTCAACTACTGATGACCAAAAGGGTCAGGTTCAAGCTCTACAAACAATCATGACAATGTATATGCAAGGCAAACAAGTTATAGACCAATCTATGCAAGAAGAAGGTATGGAATTTAACCTTGCTCAAGCATTCAAGCAGTTCGTTATTAACTCTGGAGTAAACGACTGGGATTCAATCGTAGAAGAATTAAACGATGATGAAAAAGGCAACAATCAACTAATGCAGCAAATGCCACAATTCTCACACCCTGATGTTCAACAAGCTGCAATGCAAATGTTTGGTGGACAACAAGGTATGCAACAGAATATGAATCCACAATCTTTACAGCAAATTCAACAAATGGCGACTCAAGGTCAAGACCAAGAATCACCACAAGAGCAACTAACAGAGAATGGAGAACAATATGGACAATAGTGCAATTATTCCAGACGCTCCAATATTAAGTCCTGAAGCAGATACAGCACCAATACAAAAGGAAGAAGCTATTCGTTTTGACCAGAATCTAGCTGCACTTCACTTCAGTGATGGATGGAAACAACTTAAAGAAATCATGGACGAAGATATTGCTAAGTTTAAGACAGGCGAATTCATTACTAAAATTGAAGACAAATCACTTGAAGAAGTCGGTAAATTATTCGTAATTCATCAGACTGTTGCTTCATTTTTACAAAGATATGTATCTAAGGTCGAGGAAGCAGCAAAGGCGGTAGCTGAAAATGAACAACGAAACTGAAGGAGCTATATATGATAATCCGATAAACATTAATGAATTACCTCAGCCACAATTAGAAGGGCATATGTGGCGACAACAAGGTAACTCACTAATATGTATGTCTTGTCCCTTTGTTCATTCAACATTTATATCAGCAGACTTTCAACTAACTGGGTTTGATGATAAAGGTAAACCAATAATTAAAAAGGTTGAGTTTTGAAGCGTAGCTAAGCCGCCGCTTAGTTACACTTGAGGATTTAACCTCACCTCGCTAGCGGAGGTAATCAGCTGTAACAAAGGAGGATGTATGGACGAGAATATCGAACCTACAAACGAGCCGTTAAACGAAGTTGCTGTAGAAGACAACAGCACCACACCTTCGGCAAGTGATGAAACAACAAATTCTGTTTCCGATGAACAGGTGAGCGACACAGGACAGTCCGCCCAAATACAGCCGACTGAGGAACCAAGCTCCGATGTAGTAGAAGAAACTGAACGCCAGCAACAACGACCAGCGGCAAGAAAGATACAAAAGTTGCTCGAGGAAAACAAACAGCTCAAGGAATTGATAGGCAATCCTTCAGCGTCATTATTTTCACCACAACAACCGCAACAAAAGTTGTCAGAAATATTCCAAGGTAAAGATTCAATCTTACCGGAAGAACTTGACTCTTATGCGGAACAGTATGCGGCTCAGAAAGCTAATGGCTTAGTTGACCTAAAAGTGCAACAACTGGAGCAAAAGCTCGTTCAACAAGAAGCGTATAAAAATCTAGAAATAGATACGCAGAAACTGGAATCAGAACCCATCTTTGAAGAGTTCCCAGAATTAGTTGAAACTATCACTGACGCTTGGAAGAAGTTAGCTGTTAAGGAAGTTCCAAATATGTATAACCCGAGTTTATCTCCAGTTAGAACATTAGACCCGAAGGTTCGCCTAACCGATGTGGCTCAGAGCTACCTTAGTGCAGTTAAAATAGCAGCGGAACGAGGCTCAGCAAAGCAAGCTGAGAGCGTTGCAAAAATTGTAGATAACGCAAGTGTAACACCTACACCAGAAGTTAAAACAAACAAAGATAACGATTCTCTAGATGCGATGCGAGATGCTCTCTCAAACATTAAATTCTAAATAAAATAAATTAAGGAAAACATTAAAATGGCAGCAACAGCAGCAACAAATGTTTCATCCGACCTCCAGACTTACTTCAGTAAGAGACTTTTGGACATTAACTACAAAGACGCAGTATTACAGACAGCAGCTTACGTAGAAGACATTCCTAGCAATTCTTCTAAGACAATCAGCTTCACACAATACTCACGACTTTCAGTTCCTGGTTCAGTTCTTTCTGAAGGAACAGCTCCAACTGATACTCAGATAACAAACTCTGCAGTAACAGCAGTAGTTGACCAATGGGGTGCGTATGTAACTCTAACTGACCTAGCAGAATTAACAGTAAAACACCCTCTTGCAGAAGAGACTCTTTACTTACTAGGACAACAAGCAACAGAAACAATAGAAACAACAATAAACAGCGTATTAGTAGCAGGAACAACTGTTCAATACGCAAACGGTAAAGCAGCTCGAACAGCTGTAGCAGCAACAGACGTAGTTACTACAACTGAACTCCGAAAAGCTGTAAAAACATTACAAATTAACGGTGCTCGTCCATTAGACAGTGGTAACTTCGTATTATTCGTTGACCCATCTGTAGCTATGGACATACTTGCAGATTCAGAATTCCGTGCAGTAACAAACTTCGCTCCAGCTCCTCAATACGAGGGTGCTGTTCTCGGAACTTGGTATGGCGTTGAAGTAAGAAGAAGCAACGTAATAGCAACTATTACTTCAACAGTAACTGTTCACACAAGTTACTTGATTGGACGAAACGCTTACGCAATTACTAACCTACAAAATCTTCAGACTTACATCGAAGGTCCAGGTTCAGTTTCTGACCCATTACATCAGAAGCGAACACTTGGTTGGAAAGTTGGATTCAAGAGTGTTATCTTGAACAACAACTTTATGGTTCGAATCGAAAGTGGTTCAGCTTACTAATAGTTAGCAACCAATTGACCTAGCGGGGTTCTAAACTCCGCTTAGGTCGCCAAGAAAGGAATATTATGGCAGATTTAAATAACGATAAACTAGTAGAAATTGATTTAGGCGATAACAGATTCGTAACTAACGACCGAGTATTACAAGGTCGTGTTAAGGTATCTAAAGAAATAGCTGATGACCTTGATAGAAGAATGAAGGAACAAGCTTCTTACCAAAAATACCTCTACAATGATAACGGTCGCCAAGTAGGTGCTGGAACTATCGTTGGAAATGGAAATTAAATAAATGGCTAAATCTTCAGTATTCACAGCTTCCGGTCTATGTAAGACTGGAACTGGCAATATATATCATGTCAACATTACTAAAGCAGGTAGTGCAGATTCATCTGTAAGTGTCTATGACAACACAACTAACTCTGGAACAGTAATTTGGCAAGGTGGTGGTTCAGCATCAGGTAACTTTTTAGCAAACTCTTATGACTTAACAAGTGATGGAACTCAAGGTTCAATCTTTGTTAACGGAGTTTATGTAGCAATATCTGGAACTACCACACCAATAGTAAATGTCGTATTCGACTGAAAGGAATATCATGGCAAACATGAAAGCAAGCAAAGCTATGAAGGGCAGCAACTTAAGCAGACACGGAATTAACTACAGTGCATTCAAACAAGATTCAACTCGTATGATGGACTACGGTAAAGTTCCAACAGTTGGTGTTAAACCAGCAGTTGCAGCTCCTAAATCAAGCTCAATGAAACCTGCTTCTAGCGATTTCAAAAAGGGATACAAAGCTCCTCACGAAATTCACGCAGTTGGCGTAAAAGGTGGTGCAGAAAAAACTATGTCTACAATGATGGCATCAGTAAATCAAGCATCTAGATTACACGACTCTATCAAACCTTCAGCTCCTAAAGCTGGTGGAATGAACAAGAATTTTGGACCTAAGGACTTTATGTCTAAAGTAGTAAAAGGACACATGGGTGGTTCACGAAAAAGTGGTGGAATCATGCCTGGACCTAAACTACAAACCAAGTCAACTAAAAGCAGCTTCTAGTTATGGAACCGTTTAGGGTAGCTAATAACCAATCAGACAACAAAATTGTCGCTATCGGTGGGAAGATATCTCCTGCAGATACCAGTTCAGTAGCAGAAAGAACAGCAGAACCTGGACTTTTTACTTACCAAGCTGTGAAAGGACTACCCTTTACGGTAAAACACTTTAACCTAGAAAACTTCTACGACTCTAAAGCTTACCCAGAAATGCGAGAAGCTATAGAAAAGTTAGATGAATGGGTTCAAAACAAAGCAAGAGAACGTGGACTTACCGATTCTCAGTCTTCTTACCAAGAAATAGTGGACGAAATACTAAGCCAAATAGGCAAAAGTGAGAACGAAAAGACATATAATACATTCGAACGCATAAAAGCCGCTGTAGACGCTCTAAATCGCTTAGATGACGCAAAACTACCACCAGTTCTGGACTACGGCAACTTAACAGCAGACGAAATAAAGGCAACGGCAATAAAATAATGGCAACAAATCCAAGTAAAGGCATAAAACGCCAACAGTATCAATCAAGTGAGCAGGACATACTCAACCAGAGCTATGACCCGAACTTTGCTACATTAGTATTTCAATTGATGGGAAGTCCTGATGGCACAAATCTATACGGAATGAAAGTTAATTCCGATGGGTCTATGGCATCACCTGGATTGATACCTTACCAATTTGACAGGATAGATTTTTCTAACGCTGATTCAAATGGTAATTACCAAACTGGAACAATTAAAAAGAGTGGAACTACAATAGGAACACTCACATTTGCTTACGATGCTAACTCAAACATAACGAGTGTAGCTAGAAGCTAAAGAAAGGAATAAAATGGATAATTCAAACGCACCTGTAGAAATAACTAATTCAGATGGAATAGTAGTTGTATTTCCAACAGAAGGTGAAATTTTAACTAATGGTAATAACGAACAAGAAACAATAGTTTATGACCAAAACGATAACGGAGATGTTATTGGTTGGCATAAAGAAAAGGTAGGTAAATAAAATGGCATCAACTCAATCATGGTCAGAAGGTAATGGAACTACCGCTGGAACAGAAACAGCTAGCCGAACCGACTGTAACTGGAAGAACATAGATGATTCAACATCAGCTTATTCTTCTTACCCAATCAACTCAACAACTAACTCAAACTCATTCACTAAGTATCAAATGATTAAGTTTGCAGGAACTTGGAATACACTTTCAAGCTTAACTTACAAGATAGATAACGCTACTCCAGCAACAGGACTTACTATTGTAGGTTCAGTAGTATCAGCTGGAACAACTCCATCTACATCATCTTCAGGAGATGGAACTATGAGCACAACTGGTCTATCAGCTAACTTTGTAGCATCTACATTTGGTTACGGAGCTGGAACTTCAACATCTTCAGCATCAGGTAACATGTATGCTCAAGCTTTAAGAACTCAACTTCAGACTACAAGCTCATACGCTGGTGGTCCTGGTGATATTTCGTCAAGAACAATAACAGCAACTTGGACTGAATCTTAATCCATCAAAGGGTCAATACAATGATTCCACTAGATTCATCAATACAAGCAGAATACGCAGACGGTTTCATCTTAGATGAGACTGAACTTAACGATATCTCTCCATATAACGAAAATGAAAATGTATTTAGAGCGATATTAAACAAAGACGCAGAAGCCGAACACGGTAAAATGGTTCGGTTTTCTGTTTTTTGGAAAAACAACCGTTATGATATTGATTGGTCAGATTTACCAGAAAATGCCAGACCAATTAGATTTAGAACTAAATATGCAACATTTAGCGAAGACGGAACTCAAACTTTCGGCACTACTTCTATAGTGTTTGGATATCAATACAACGATGAGAGCGGTAAAAATATACAAGAAACAAGGGAATATAACTAATGGCTGCAGTAATTAGAGGTTCAAGCACATTTACAGTTCCGTCAGGTGCAAGCACACAGACTGTTACATTACCAGTAACTACAAACGCCGGTGATGTTATTATAGTTGCCACTTCTGCACAGGGAACAACTAGCTTCTCAATGTCAGGTGGTAGCACAACTACTTGGATTACTCCAGGAAGTAACGTAGGTGTTGCACCTGTTGTTTGGACAATGCTTGGGTATAACACACCTTCTGGTGTTACTTCTGCTACGCTTACTTATTCTACTGGTGGTGCTGGTTCTGGTGCTGTAGCCGTTATTTCTGGACTTTCATTAATTAACCCAGTTCTTCAATCTGGTAACGGTTCATCTTCTTCAGCTACTACTGCTACTGCTTCGTTAGCAAACGCTGTCAGAACAAATACATTACTATTTTATGCAACATCACATTTTGGAGCTACTGGTGAAACTGGTATATGGTCAGTTGACACAAACAGCTTTTTTAATTTACAGTTTTCAAACAATAACTCACGACCTGTTGGAATAGATTATAAACCCTCTACTGGTTCAGTTGGTGCAACTGGTAACTCAGTTACTGTAACTTATACCAACTCAAATAGTGGTGGACTTACATTACTTGAATTAAATGTTCCTTTTACAAAAACGCAGCTATCTGTAGCTAGGATTCAAAAAACACTTACATCAACTCAATCTGGAATATCGCGTATAGCTCAGAACTACGTTAAAACACAATCCAGTATTTCAAGAATCGCAAAGAATCTTACTAAAACTCAGACAGCAACAGCTAATATTGTTACCGCTTCTTCTAAAACTAAAACTCAACCAGCTATCTCAAGGATTGCCAATAATCTTACTAAAACACAACCTGCAGTAGCTAGAGTTTCTCAAAATTACAATAAAACTCAACCTGCAATATCTCGAATTGCTCAAAATTATAATAAAACTCAGTCTGGAACAGCTAGAGTTGCTCAAAATTATACTAAGACGCAATCTGCAATATCTAGCATTGTTCAATCTAAAACTCTAACTCAATCAGCGATAGCTAGAATTGCTTTATCTAAAACTTTAACTCAAAGTGGTGTAGCACGAATAGCAAACAGTTTTACTAAAACTCAAACAGGTAAAGCAAGAATTGCTAATACGCCAACTAAAACTCAACCAGCAGTATCAAGACTTGCTCAGAATTACACAAAGACACAAACTGGTAAAACTGCAATGGTTGCCACTGGAACAAAGACACAAACAGGTAAAGCATCTATACTTACTAACATTCCAGGACCAACTAAATCAGGTGCTAAAGGTGTAATATTCTTAACTGACGGAAGACTTGCAGTAAAAGTTAATCCTTCTGTTTATCAACCATTATAGTTGTGTTATAATGCAATTAGCGGCGGATTTAACAATCAAGCAATCTAAATAGAAAAAAATGACAGGGGTTTAACTACCACATTTGCATCTATTCAATCTCTAATTGAGTAAAAACAAAACTTCCACTTAACTATTTTTATAGAACGGACAGGAACAAATCTTTTTTATTGAATGGGGATTTTAATAATAGTCAAATTAAGGAAAATAAAATGAACCCAAACGTCCAATACATACAAAATCCAAACTTTAACAGTAATGCAGGATTTAGCTTTACACCAACTTTAAATCCTAATTCAGTTACAACTATTGGAAACTATGCTCCACAATCTGTAAATCAAAACCCTATATCTACTAATGCAGTTGCTCAGCAAGTTAATCCTGTAGTTAGCAATATCTCAAATAACAATGCGAATAACACGAGTAACAATAACAATGTTGCATCAAACACAAATACTAATCCTGCTCTTGGTCAAGCTATATCAGATAACTATGATGCAGTAATAAATCACGCAAACAACTTAGAATCACTTCTAAATGCTAATAACCAAAATGGCGTTAATGACATAGGTGGTCAATACAACGCACAGACGAACCAATTAAACACACAAAACGCTGGTGGAGTAGCTAACCTTCAAAAAGCTCAAAACGATTTAAATCAATCTTCAACTCGTTCATTCAGAGACCTTACTAACCAAATGCGAGGTATGATTAACTACTACCAAAACCTTTTAGGTTCATCAGGTGCTGGAACTTCTTCAGCAACACCATTAATTAACTACGCACTTAATCAGCAAGGTAATCAGAACTTTGGTGACCTTAACCAACAAATAGCTTCACAGCAAACAGGAATCAACCAATCAACAGCAGACTTAGCCGCTGGATACAAAGCAGCTTTAGATAATCTAGATGCTCAAAGAAAATCTCAATTAGATGCACTATCTGGACAATATGCTACACAAATGGCAAATCTTGAGAACTCTAAGCAACAAGCTCAATCCTACAAAGCTCAAACTCTTGCAACTTACGGACAAACAGCTCTAGCACAAGATGCACTATCTCACTTACAAGCTATTAACGACAGCTATAATAACGAAATAGCTAACTTAAAGGGTGCATACTCTAATCTAAATCCAGTAGATATTAGCAAATACACAAACATTCCTGCAGTTCAACCACTACAAACCAGTGGATTAACAGGACAAAACTACAGCACTAACGCTGTTCAACCATCACAAACAAGTATTCCATCTTCAATACTTGGACAAAAAAGCGATAATAATTCATTCTTAACATTCTAGGAGTAAGATATGTCCATCTGGGACAACATAGTAAACTTCGGTAAAAAAATAGTTGACGATATTGAAGGCAACAATAACGGTGGTCAATCATCACCTCCTGTTCAAAATGCTCAAAATTTACCTATATTAGGATTTAAGCCAACACCAACATCTATGCCAGGAAACCCTATGGGTGCTCCAGGATTGAATTTAACACCAACTTTGAATCCTAACTCATCTACAAATATTGGAGGCAACCTAGGCACTCTAAATGTGCCAGGAATTAAAATAGGTAATCCATCACCTACACCAAATCTATCAACACCACAATTTCAACCAGTTCATAACAATTTCTTTAACCCTATTTTACATCAACTTAATCAAGCTGGTAACGGAGCTGTATCTGACTTGAAAGACATAGGTGACTTAGGTTCACTTGGTGTAGCTAACCTTACTGGAAACCAACAAGCCGCTAATAATGCTCGTAATGCTATAGGCAATAACAATGCTAACCTTGGTGGAAAAAACTTTGCAACTAATTTAGGTGGACTTAGTCAAGACGTAGGATTAACACCTTCTGCCAAAGCTTTTGTAAATACTGGTGCTGGAGTTGCTACAAATATAGTTAATGGACTTACTAATCAGAATCTAACATCACAACAAGCAATTGGTGGTGGACCACTTGGAGGTCTAACTAACTGGGCATCTAACAATGGAACAGTTAACGAAGGAACAGGACGTAATTTAGCAGGTAATGCAATTAATACTGCAATTAATTTACTAACATTAGGTAAAGGTAAAGCAATAGACCAAGCTGCTGAACGTAGCATAAGAGCATTATTACCTCAACTTGAAAAATCTGGATTGGGTAAAGTCGCTCAAAAATTTGCTGGTAGCGAAGCAGTAGCTGGATTGTATGGTGCTGGACAAGGAGCATCTCAAGCTGCTCAAAGTGCTAACAATTTTAATGAAGCTGCAACTGATATAGGCAAAGGAGTTGTTCAAGGCTTACCATTTGGAGTTCTTGGTTTATTACCTAACGCTACTCATGGATTGATAAATACAGCCAATAAAGTAGCTGATGCAACCCCAGATATTATTAATCAAACAAGACAATTAATGGCAAACCAAGTTGGTCGCATTGGAATTAACAATGTTGCAGATAATCACCCAGCAGTATTACAACTTAATGACCATTTAGATACGCTTAATAAGTTACGAGATAACATGACTAAAAATGGCTTAGATGAACGCAACCCAGCAATGGTAAACAATGCTAAGGCATATCAAGCTACACTAGATGAATTAAACAACACTCGAAATGCTATTACTCAGGGTGGCTACGCTAAAATACCTGGAACACCAGAACCTATTCAACCTGTTGACGACCTTTACAACCAAGCAAATCCTGCCCCATCAGCAGAAACACTTAGACAACAAGCTCCAAAAGTTGAAACCCCACAAGTAGAAACACCAAAGCCTATTAATATAACAAAACCAAAAACAGGCGTTGTAGATAAACAATTAAATCAACTTTTAAATGATAAAAGTGACATTATCAATTCTACTGCCGATGAATTAATGATGTTAAACAAGCCACATCGAAATTTAAATGCCGAAATATTAAGTAATGGTGGTATATCATCATCAGCTTATGAAAATATACCTAATTATTTAAAGAGAAAAACTGGTTCATCTGCTGATTATATGGCTAGAAATTTAGGATTTCCTGATGAAGATGCACTTATGGAAGCAATTAATAATCAATCTAAACCACTTAAAAGATATCAAGCAGTTGAACAAGCAGAAGAAGATTTACAATCAGGCAAACATTATTTATCTGATGAATACAACAAAATAAACAATAGTATAAAACAACGTCAAGATGAATTATCTCAATATCCAAATGGTAAATATCGTCAAGTTAAAATAACAAATTCTCCAAATAAAATGAGTGATGAGGAACTTGCATCTTTAAACAACACGCCAGAAGGACAAATGCCTTATCGACCAAACGAAATTAAAAAGAATGATTCTATTCGTATCCGCAATCCTAAAGCAGAAGCTCAAGTATTAGAATCCATTAAAAACGGCAAAACAACTGACGAAATTCTTAACGATTACATGAATCAAACAGGTGCCAATATGGACACAGCCGTGCATGATGTAGACGGAATTATGAAATTAAGTGGCAATCAATCTATATTAGAAAACCCATTACGAGGAAAAGTAAAACTTCCTATTGCTCCAGATGCCGCTCAAGCATATCTTCATGCTGAAATGGTTACCGGACAGCTTAACGATGCTCGTTTAGTTGCAAAAAATGCCGTATCAGAATTAAACCCACACGATTTGGCGTTAGTTAAAGATATTGAATCTAAACCTGTAGAAATTATTGCTAAATCTGCAATCAAACCAGAAGAATTCTTAAATACAGTTTCAAAACTTCGCAACTACTATGACCTTCGTGATGCTTGGGACCAATACCTTGGTGTAGAGCATGGATATCGAATGAACTATCTTAGACAACTTGTTCAACAAGCAGAAACAGACATTAAACAAGAACCTATAAAAATAGGTGGTGGAAACAAACAAGTAGGATATACCAATGCTCGTAGCTATCAAACGCTTAATACAAACGTTATGGATGCTTTAGATAAAGAAGCTGGAGCAACACACAATTTAGGTAAATTAGCGTATGAGAAAGGCTTAGAAAACGTTTATGGCGATAAAATTGCAAAAGGTAATGTTATGCGTTCAGATAATGGAACCTACAAAACACTTAATACAAAATATGGAAAAGGCTTAACTGCTAGTCCTGAAATTGCTAATGCATTAAATTCTCGAGCAGCTTATGAATACGCACACGGAGTTCAAGGAGCTGTATTAAAACTATTAGACCAAGTAGGTGGTGGTTATAAGGGATTGAAACTTGCTTTTGGTGGTTTTCACGATGTTGTTACAATGGCTGCTCATACTGCTCGAGAAATAAGGCATGGCAATCTGCAAGATATTTTAAAACCTTTACAATCTAAATTTAGTTCAAGTTTTTACAACGACCTTAAAGAAGGGTATATAAAAGACGGAAGCATGGATAAATTTAGAATAAGTGGACTAACTCTTGCCGATGAATCGATTGATTCTAACAATTCTCTTCTTTTTAAAGGAAAGTATAACCCTCTTAGAGCTGTTCACGACTCTTTGTTTTTACGAGAAATACCGACAGTTAAAATGGTTATTGCCGCCGATGAATTTAAAAACTTAAACATAAATAATCCAGAAGATGTAGTAAAAATGCGACAAATTTCAAAAGCATTAAATGATTCTATAGGAGGTGCAAATCGAGCTATTGATTCATTTACACCTTCGCAAGTAAAAATGCTTGGCAGAAGCATTCTTGCAAGTGATTATAACGAAGGTCAATTTAGAGCAACTATTTCAGCTTTATCTAAAAAAGGACCAGAAGGTAGAGTCGCACGAGAACTTATTGGCGGTAAAATAGCTATTTTTGCTATGCCAACACTTGTTTCAATAGCTCTCGACCCAAACAAAAGAAAAGACGCAAAAACGTTTTTTCACAATTTGCTTAATGCAATAGTCGACCCACAAGTATCGACACCATTTAAAAATGATAAGGGCGAGCACCAAGTTATTAAATTTGCGGGTGCTCCTGCTATTACAAAATCATATCGTGCAGTCGCTCCATTTTTTGATAGTAACAATCGGACGCTTGGACAAAAGACTATTGGTTTACAACACGAAATAACTGGTAACGCCGCTCCTCTTTTATCTACTGCTAATCAACTTATAACTAACAAAGACTATTATGGAAATCCTGTAATAACTCGTAACGACAATGGAAGTATAAATTTTGCTAAATCACTAGGAAATGTCGCAAACGCTTCAGCACCTATAGCAGTAAATCAAATAGTTCAAGCAGCACAAGGTAAGCAAAATCCAATCGAAGCAGTAATAAACATTTCTGGTATTGGTCGAAGTGCTACAGATACAACAGACCCTCAATATGTAAAAAATCAAAATTACTTTAATACTCAATCACAACTTGCTGACCTTATGAAAAACGGTAAACTTAGTCAAATTGACCCAAGTTTGCAAGATGTATCAGCTTCACAAGGTGCAAAACTTTACTCCGAATATACATCACTTCACCCAACTGCAACTAAAGACGCTTCTGGAAACTCAGTGCCAAGTGATTGGAATGCGTTATCTGCCGACCAAAAAGCTTCTTATTATTTATCAAATGACCCAAAGACAGGTGCTCAAAGACTTTCTCCATCTTTTTACATCGACCAAAAACTTGCACAACTTGACCCAACACGACCGCACAGTGCATTGTTTGATTTAACAGGTTCAGGTACAAGCTTTACATTGGATAGTAACGGAAACATAATTGGAACAAAATCAGAACCAAAGGCACAAATAGCACTTGATTATTCAGTTATGGGAACAGGTGACCCAGAACGATACTTTACAGAACAAGCTAACCCTTGGCTCAAAAATTACTCAACAGCTGTTGGTAACGATGCAAAAAACTATGTACAAAATCTTACTCAATGGATGCAAAATCAAGGCTGGAATCAAAAAGCTATTGATACTTATTTCCAGCAACATCCATCTGTTACTCCGCCACTTACTGCACCAAATGTTCCTCAATCAACTACTGATTTAATGAATCAATATGACGCTATAACAGACCCAACACAAAAACAAGATTTCTATGTTCAAAATATAAACGTACTTCAGCCAACATTCAAAGCTATTGCTCAATACGATAATCAGCTTCGAGTAGCAAAAGGACTATTACCATTACAAGTTGCACCAAATCCTACCCCACAAGTTCAAGCACTTTTGGATTCTATGCCAAAAGGTTCAGACTCAGCAAGCAAAGCAACTCGAGCTCAAATTATTAACTCAAGTCCAGAACTTAAACAATATCTTGCAGATTCAGGTTTGTTTACAACAACAAAAGATTTATCTAAGTATCTTTACCAGAATCCTATTTACCCAGGTGCTACGCAAACTCAACTGCTTAATAATGGTGATAACCTTGCTCAATCTACGCTTAAAGGTATATCAAACCTTGGAAACTATGATATAGGTAAGAATGCTAACGGACAGTATTCATTTATGCAAAATGGTTCATTAGGTAATGGATTTACATCTGCAGGTGGTGGTGGTGGAAGCATAACAAAATCCCACAGAATTAAACGAACAAAACCAGTAAGAATTAGACAGCACAGAATTAAAATGAAAGTTCACAATCAGCATCTAAGATATGTAATGCCCAAGCAACGACCACTACGAATAGCTAAGGCATCTAAAATTAGTCCAGTTCGAATAAAGATGTGATATAATCACACTATAAGGTAAATCGTAAATATACGAACACCTCTGGTAAAACAGGGGTGTTTTTAATTAGGAACAAATATGGCACAAATAGACCAACCAACAACATTACAAAACATACAAGATTCAATTCACATACTATATGAAAATGACCCTAATACACCTGCAGTAACTGACGATGAATGGAAAATTAGATTCGGACTTATTTTAAGAGCAGTAGGAAACTGGGAATCTGAAAACATAAGTTGGAACGAACTGTGGAAAACTGGAACTGTATCTACTGTTGTAACTGTTGGTCAAAGTTCATATCCTACTGGATTAACAGACATGACTCTACCATCATCATATGTAAGAATTACTACTTCAGCAGGGTCTGTCATAAGATACGAAGTAGTTAAACCAGAAGAATCTGATAAATATGTTAAAGCACAAATTAGAAAAGCTTATTTTACTGGCAACCAAGGTTCTGGATTTTCTGTAAACTTTACTGTTCCATTTGTAGCTAACGAAACTTGTATTGGTGGTTCAATTCAATTCGATTATTATAAATCAGCTTCCATTCCTTCTGCTTACACTGAAACAACATGGGTTCCTGAAATGAGTAACCCTGATTATGTTATTTATTGGGTTGCGGCTCAAAAACATCTAATGGACTCAAACACTAATCAATACGAGGTCTATCAGAATATTGCCGATGGAACAATGCAGAACATGAAGATATTTAACGAAACTGCTCCAATCAACTCATCTACACAACCTGATGATGTTGAATTCAACCGAGACGGTTCATACTTTGGAGGTTAATAATGCCAAGATTAACAAGACCTAATTTAAAAGGTAGTGATGGTAAACCATTTACTATTACAATTAATCAATTTAAAGGTGGAACTGTAACTCTTACTGACGAATCAAGAATTCCAAATACAGCCGTAACAACTGCTACTAATATGATGTTAGACCAAGATGGAATCTGGCGTGTTCGATATGGTTCTCAGGTATATGGAAAAACTCTAACTGGACCTATTGATGGACTTGGAACTGCAATTAAATATAACTCTGATGGAACAACTACCAGCACTCTACTAGTTATAGATAATGGTGCTCTTAAGACTTCAGTAGATGGTGGAAACTGGACAACTGTTTCAGGAAATACTTGGACTACTGGTAAAACAGCTAAGCTAACACAAATAAATTCACGAGTTTATATCACAAATGGATATGATAAGCTGTCTTATTACGATGTAGCGACTGGAACTATTGTTACTTATTCAGCTCTTGGAACTGCCGCTGCACCTACAGCTGTTGCATATGGTGGAAGTTTAAGTTCAACTGCTACTTACAAGCTTTATTACAGGCTAACTTATATTAAGAATGGTTTTGAATCAGCTGCAAGTAGTGAATATACAGTCAATGTAAGTAAGCAACGTTCATCTTGGTTAAACAACTCAACAACTCAAGATTATATAACTTTAACTATTCCTACTAACACTGCAGACCGAGTAAACATTTATTACTCAGACCAAACTGGAAAAGAAGTATATCTTGATTCAACTACATCAACTTCTTGGACTGATAATAACTTTGCTCAACCTAACTTATTTAGTAGTTATCCTATAACTGATTCAACTGCCGGACCAGTCTTATCAAATATTGCGTTATCTGGAAACAGAATGTGGGGAACTGGAGACCCTGGCAATCCATATCGAGTTTATTTTACTTCTCAATATAATCCAGGTTCATTTGACCCTTTTGCAGGTGCTGGTTATATAGATTTAAATCCAGGCTCTTCTGAAAAGCCAATTACTGTTAAACATTTTAGAACTGGCCAAGGAACATCAATAGCAACTGTATTTACATCTGACCCAGTTGGTGGAGGTTCTATATGGTTTGTATCTCTTAGCACTATTCAGGTAGGTCAATATGGTATTACTGTTCCTTCAGCCACATCACAAGGTTCTATTGGAACAAACAGTCCATTTGGTGTAGTTCAATCAGTTAACAACATTTTTTATCCTTCCATTAAAGGATTTCAAACACTTGGTTCAGCACCTAATATTTTAAACGTGCTTGCTACAAGTGAAATAAGCTCATCAATTAGACCTAATGTGCAAAACATTACAATGACTGCAGCTAAAAATATTGCAGGAATCTTTTACTACGGAAGAATCTTTTGGTCAGTTCCTTACGGAAGCACAACTAATAACCAGATTTGGGTATTAGACCTTGAAAGAAATGCTTGGTGTGTAGCTTGGACTACAGCAGTTAAACAATTTGTAGAATATGCAGATTCATCTGGAACACCACACCTTCTTGGAATACCTATGTCTGGAAACCAGTTAGTAGAATTTAACCAGAACTTCTTAGGAGACCTTGGAGCATCATTTAACACCGACCTTGAATCAGGACTTATTTATTGGGACGAAGACCATTCTTTATGGGCAAGAATTGATAAGGTATATGTTCAATTAGCTAGACCAAAGGGAACAGTTAACTTTATAGTTTCTGGAACACAAAAAAATAAAAATATTCAGCAACTTAAAAACATTCAAATAACTTCTAGTGTTGTTGGAAATTCAGGATTAGGTTCAGATTTAATGGGTTCAGTTGCAATGGGAGATTCAGCAAATACACCATCTTCTTACAGTCAATCATCAGTTACTAAACGTTTATTGATTAAAAAACGACTATCTAATCTTAAATGGGCAATTACTTCATCTGATGTTAATGCTCAATACAATGTTCTTGAAATAGTGATTAAAGGAAAACTTATTCCTACTTCCGACCCAACAGGATACAAATAGTATATTTTATAATGTTTGTGTTATAATGGGCGTATAAAGGTTAACTGTAAATATACAGCACCTCTGAGAAATCAGGGGTGTTTTTTAATTTAAGGAAATACAATGGCAGCAACAGCAACAGACAAATTCAAAAAACAAGCAAATAACTTTTCAACTTCTACAAGTAGCTTAATAGTAGGAACTACAGATACTAGTGTTACTTTATCTAGCGTTGTTGGACTACCTACTGATACTGCAGTTGTTCTTGTAATTGACCGAGTAGATGCTAATGGAAACAAAACACCATCTAAAAGAGAATATGTTCAAGGTATTGTATCTGGTTCATCTATTATCAGTTTAACTCGTGGACTTGGAAGTTCTACAGCACAATCTCATTCTATTGGTGCAGTTGTTGAACAAGTATTTGACCAAAACACTTGGAATGACGCTGTATCTGGAATTTTAACTCAGCATACACAAACTGGAACTCACACTGGAATAACTACTGATACTTTAACTTCAACTGGAAATGTTGTAGTTGGTGGAACCTTAACTGTAGGAGGTAATAATACACTTGCTACTGGTTGGAACGCATTAGGAACAACTCTAACTTATGGAGCTAACAATGGTAATAAAGAATTTACAGTAACTGCAGCTTCTGATTTAACATCTAGTTTAAGTCCTGGAATGAAAATGTCTATATTAAGAGGAACTACACCACCTACACAAAGCATGGCATTTAACTCTGCTTCTTCTCAATATGCTTCCAAAGTTTCACCTACTGGTATTACATTTACATCTGCATTTACTTGTGAAGCTTGGATATATGTTCCAAATTTTACTGGTTCACAAGCAGTGATTATTGGAAGAGACAATGGTTCAAGCGGTTCTTGGGCTATGAGACTAAGTGGCTCAGGTCAATTAGCAGTTTATTATGGAATAGGTGGAAATTATACAGAATGGGACACTTATCAATCTGTTCCACTTAATCAATGGGTTCACGTTGCTGCTTCAGTATCATCTGTATCTGGTAAAACTCTAGGAGGATTATACATAAATGGAGTTTCGGTTCCAAATTCTCAATTAGCATCAGCCGCTACTTCACTTACACAGTCTGGTAATTTAGCTATAGCTACGACTTCACCAGGTGGTAATTATTTTAATGGATACATATCAGAAGCTCGTGTATGGTCTGTAGCACAATCTCAGGCTCAAATTCAAGCTAACATGGCAATTAACCTTACTGGAAGTGAATCTAACCTTGTAGGATTATGGCAAGGTAATGGTAACTTTAATGATTTAACATCTAACGCAAATAACCTTACAGCTGTTAACGGTGCTATAGCTACTCAAGCTTCTAACCCATACAATGTTACTGAATACGCTGTAGTTACTAAAGTTTCTTATTCTTCTCCAACTACAACTGTTACTTTATACACAGGTAACTCAAACACGATTCCTAACCAAACACTTGGAACAGTTTATTTCTCAACTTCTAGAACACCTTATGGTTTTAACGCAGATAAAGGAAACTGGACTTTACAGGTAACGGAAAGGACAGGAACATCTGGTATTGCACCTTCATCTAATGTTTGGACAAATATTGATAGTCTTCAAATGTCTGTTCCAGCTGGTTCTTGGCAGTTATCATATCAATTATTGGTTAGTGCTAGTAGTGTAACGGCTATTTCTATTTATACAACTTTATCAACAACCAATAACACAGACGTTGACCCAGATATAAATACCCATACTTACACTTCTGGTGGTGTGGCGACAATAAATAACAGTTTATATCGTAACAAAAATTATACAATTTCATCACAAACTTTATATTACTTTAATATTATGCAAGATAGTGGAACAAGTAATATTACCTTAAATCCAAATCAGGCAACTCCAACATTAAAAGCGGAGTGTTTATATATTTAGGGAATAACCATGACTAAAAGAGAAATAGAAAGGTTAGCGATTGTGGAAGCAAATCAGAACTATATGAAAGATTCAATCAAGAGCATAGAAGAAAAGATAGATATGATTCTCAATAGATTGGAAAATGATTCTAAGCTTTACTATACCAAAGCTCAGGCTGATAAATTTAAGAAATTTGTTCAATGGACCATCGGCACAATAATAAGCATTTCAGCTGCCGTTGCATTATTTTTAACTAATAACCATGGAGGTAAATAGTGAGTATCAATATTAACCCAAAAAACAAAGGCAAGTTTACAGCAATGGCAAAGAAAGCTGGAAAAAGCGTTCAAGCTGAAGCTAAAACAATATTAAAATCTAAGACCGCAACTCCATTACAGAAGAAACGAGCTAACTTTGCTCGCAACGCTGCTAAATGGAATAAGAAGTAAGGAGATAATATGTCATTAAAAGGAATAGATATCAGTGCAGCACAAGATATAGATGTATCTGGATTACCTGTAGATTTTGTAGTTATCAAAGCTACTGGTGGAACACAATATGTAAATAATAAGTGTGATACAAACTATCAACAAGCTAAAAATGCAGGAAAACTTAGAGGAGTATATCACTATTATTCAGACGGATATGGTGGAGATGACCCTATTGCAGAAGCCGATTGGTTTGTAAACAATATTCAAGGTTACATTGGAGATGCAATCTTAGTTTTAGACTGGGAAAGAGGTGGAAATCCACAAGTAAGAGATGTATTAAAAGCTAAAGCCTTTTTAGACCACGTTCAAGCTCGAACAGGCATTAAACCACTAATATATATGTCTGCTAGTCTTGTAAGCGAATTAGACTGGTCTAGCGTGATTGCAGCGGACTATGGACTATTTGTTGCAGCATATACATACAACAATACTCCAATTTATGATTTTAATATGCCTGAATCTAATGACCCTAACCCAAGCTGGGGAGCTGTAGGAGATATTATGTGGCAGTTCACATCTAATGGTCATATAGCTGGTTATAATGGAAACCTAGATTGTGATTACTTTTATGGTGATGCAAACACTTGGAATGCATACAAAGCTGTTCCTACTCCACCAACTCCACCACCTGTAGTTCCTGAACCACCTGTAGTTCCTGAACCACCTGTAGTTTCTGAACCACCTGTAGTTACACCACCTGTAGTAGAACCACCAGTTAATGTAATACCTGCTCCTGTTGTTCCGGAAACTCCAGATTTAAATACACCTACTAGACCAACTGAACCTATTCCAGTAACGCCTGTTTTACCACCTAAGAGAAATTGGATAATAAGATTCTTAATTGGCATACTACATTTTTTTGACATCATACCTAAGGGAAGAAAATAATAATTGTTTTTAAACAAGCTAGAAATAGCGGAAAGAAAATATATGTTTCAAAATATTAAAAATAAAATTCAAGTAAGCAAACCAACATCAAGCCAATTAAAGCACGATGCATGGTTAGTTCTAGTAGCATTCGCAAGCACATTTTTTGCTACCTGGGACGGTTCATTCACAAAGACATCTATCAAAGCTGGAGCAGTTGCCGGAGTATCAACTGTAATTACTATCGTCAAAAGCATTTTCACTACTCTATAAGTTCCTAATTCCTAATAAAGGAGGAATATGAAACCTTACAAGGTCAAATGGGAGGGCGAAGACCTAAAACGCCTTCTAACAATGGGCAACGATGACTTAAAAAGATATTACTTTTGGCTAGACTGGGAGGGTATCCGAAGAACTAGAAATAAATATAGAACTAAAGCTAGAAAGGTTATTGAAATGGAGAAAAAACCAGAGATTCAAAGAACACCACAAATAGATAAATTAGCGGAACTCTTTGAGCGTTCTGGAATTGACCCAGAAGATATCCTAAAAGTTAGCCGTGTAAATATTTATCAAGGTTACATGAAGAATAAAGAAGGTGAGTTTGAAACTACCGACCTAATGAGCGTGCAATATGTTCCTAAATCTGAAGAACTTACTGAAGACATGTTTATTAAACAAGCTAAACCAACAGTTATACGACCTGTTAAAAGCACTGGTAAGAAATCTACCGAAGAGAAATTAGCAATAGTTCTTCCAGATATACAAGCTGGATTCCGTAAATACGAAGACGGAACTTTTGACCCTATTCACGATGAAAAAGCTATGGATATAGCACTTCAGATAATTAAAGATACTAAGCCTGACCAAGTTATATTGAACGGAGATAATTTAGACTTACCTCAATTAGGGCGATACGCACAAGAAGCATCATTCGCTCAGACATTAAATAAGACTTTAGATTATGTGCATGAATACTTGGCAAAAATTAGAGCTAATGCACCTGATACAAGAATAATTTACCTAGCTGGAAATCATGAGCTACGACTTAGCAAATACATTATGCAATATGCTGAGAAGCTTTACGGAGTGCGACAAGCAGGCACTACTGAGAGAGTTCTAACCATTCCTTTTCTATTGAACCTAGCAGATGTAGACTGCGAATATAAAAGTGGATATCCTGCTAATCAGTATTGGATTAATGAACGACTAAAAGCAATTCATGGTTCAGTAGTTAGACCTGCTGGAAAAACTGCAGCAGCTATAGTTAATGAAGAAACATCAACTTTATTTGGACACATTCATAGACACGAATACGCTGCAAGGACTGCACAGAACTATTCTGGAGCTAGATTTGTAATAGCTCAATCATTTGGCTGTCTGGCACGCATAGATGGTGCTGTGCCTAGTTATGGGTCTGGAGTTGATGAAATGACCGATATGCCTATTAAAAACTGGGAGAACTGGCAACAAGGGCTTGGAGCTGTTTATTACCAAGAGGGCGATAAACCATTCGACACCCAACAGATTACTATCCAGACACACAATGGATACCAGACTAGATTTAACGGAAAGTTGTATGTTCCTAATGAGTGAATTTGAATTTGGACTTAACTCACAGGGAGTGAGAGATTTCAAACCGAATTACGGAGAAATAGATTGGCATAGTGCTTGGGTTAATAGGCATGGTAAAGACCAACTTAGTGCTTGGGGAGAAACGTTTGATGAACTTGGAGAGTTTTGCGAACAGCTTAATCAAACTAATTGTTGTTTTTATTTAAATGATACTGACCCAGCTTTTGACGTAGTGGTAGTTATTGACCATAGAGATGAAGGTGGAGATTTCTGGTTTACTAGAGAACAAATAGGTTATGACAGATACGATGAACTAGTAGAAGGAATCGGTGATGAAGTAATGCTAGTTTATACTAAGTATCCTGCACAACATGTAGCAGAGTTTGTAATTCGAACAATGATGACCGATTTGTAGTATAATAAGAGAACTAAACAAGGGAATCAAAGGCTTCGTGCCAGTATTTTGGATTTAGAATCATTTGTTCTTTACTTCGAAAAGCTTGAATCTGAACCTAAAGTTCGTAGAAAAGTAAATTAGATTTTGCTTCTTCAACTATTTGTTCTAATTCATCTATCGTAAGTTTATGATATTTCTGAGCAGTCTTAGCTAATCTATCTGCGGTTCCCTTACCGTATTTTAAATCGACTGCCTTTGAATACTTGAACTGTTCTCCCTGATTAAACGTATTACAACCAGCACACTGTGCGTTTACGTTTTCGTCATCATATCTAGTTGATGAGTATCTTCGTGATTGGAAATGTCCAGCGTGCATCTGTTTTGTAGGTAACCATTTTTCACAAGTAATACATGAAGCTTGATATTCTCCGCCACGCTTTTCTGAATCTCTGTATCTTATATACAAAGAAAAGTATTTATCTGCTTTAGCTTTCATCTTAGATAAGTTATTGGTTTGTTTAGATTTCATTAGTATACGTCATTTCCTAATTGTTTTAATTCAAAGTCGGACATTGTAGTAAACGGATGAGGTGATACGGAAACTACAGGTTCTATTTGTTGTGCTGCTTCAATCATTCTTGCTAAATAAGCTAGATAAGCATCAGATTTATGGAAAGCACGAATCCTCCGTTCTGCTGTTTCTCGTTCTTCTTGTTCACATTCTTGGGCTATAGACTTTTCAGCCGATTCACCGCCACCGTGTTCACTTCTCTGGGTCATAGTAATCTTTCTATTACTGCTTGTATTACATTTGTTGTTACTGCATTACCACACATCTTGTATCTTTGAGTGTCGCTAATATTTACTATCATTCCGTGTTCATCTTCACCATACTTAGTCCAATCATCTGGAAATCCTTGTAGGCGTTCACATTCTTTAGGTGTGAGTCTGCGGATATGGGTTGAGTAGTCTACATTCCATTTATCAAATGTTGTATTACTCGCAAGGCAAGGGCTTATTCCATCTGGAGAGATTGTTCTGTCCTGTTGTTGTCTGGATTGAGTCGTAAGTTTAATATGCGAGTCATTTGTGCTTCCGAGAGGAAATACTTTTCTTCCACATTCGTTTCCAAGATGTCCGACAATGATGATTCGTTCTCGGTTTTGGGGAACTCCGAAGTCTTTGCTGTTAAGTACCTGCCATTCAACTCCATACCCCAAGTCGGCAAGAACCCCAATGATTGTCTGGAAAGTTCTTCCTTGCTC